CCGCTCGAGGCTGGAGCTAGTTTGCCGCCGCGTCATCATAGCTGGCCACGTTCCGATCTGCCCTGTGTTGATGTGCGGCGAGTGGCGCGATCCAAGAATACCTCGCGACATCACTTGGTGGGTCCGGCGTATCTACAAGCCTATAATGGAAGACTGCAAGATCTTCTGCATGATGCCAATGCCCGCTGGTGTGCGCAGTGAGCGCGTGAAGCTAGAGCGGGCTGCTTGGCGCGAAGTCGGAGACGGCAGATTCATAATGTCTGAAGTTATAGTCGATTACCTGCTAAATATGAACGTGGAGAGAGTCCTTGGATCTTAAAGAAAAGCTAAAGGAAGCATCATTCGTTACCTACGTCTGCAACAGGTTCCTGACACTAGGCAGTTTCGACTCCGTTGCGCTTGAACTTGGAGTCCCTGCGGATAGCTTTGATAAGCTTTTTTCTGAGACACCCGAGCTCGAAGACGCCATAAACGACAAGATCGACGAGATCAGCGAGAAGCGCCTACGCCGCACCGCTGCCGCCGGTGCTGTTGCCGCGCTGACCACGCTAAACGACAAGCTCATAGATATAGAAGATGACAGATCAACGGTATCAGCGTGCTCAGCTATACTCACGTACCAGGCGCGCCAGTTTCCAAATAAAGACAAGAACGACGACAAAGACGACATCGACAAGATGTTCGAGGACCTCAGGAGATGAGCCAACGGCGTAAAATTTTGCGCTTAGCTCGGCAGCTACAAGCTGACTATGGAAACGACTTTATAGGCTGGGTGCACAAGTTTATCGCGTTTGATGGCCTTCAGCTCTCGGATCTCACCGAGCAGCAGAAAGAAATAAGCACTGCGCTAGTAGAGCACAAAAACCTAGCGGTCTCCGCTGGTGGCGGCATCGGCAAGACCGCAAACGCTGCGCTCCTTATTTTGTGGTTCCTTAGCACACATCCGCTCTCAAAAGTCCCCACCACGGCGCCCTCGGGAAAGCAGCTGAACGACATCTTATGGAGTGAACTAGATCTCTGGCTAAAACGCTGTTCACTAGGCAAGATGTTTATCTCCCGCAAAAACAAGCTCTTTGTGAAAGGCTTCAAAGAGTGGTATGCAGTCGCGAGGACAGTCCCAAAAGACTCAAGGGACCTCAACGACACGCTAGCTGGATTCCATGCACCACATTTGTTCATCCTAGTCGATGAAGCAAGTGGCGTCCCGGATGCCGTGTTTACCGCGCTGGATGGCGCGATGACACAGGAAAACTCATACATCCTGCTAATCTCGAACCCTGTGTCCACTTCTGGATACTACTACGACACCATAAGCGACCCCGAAGGCAAGGGCAAAGGCTTCAAAGTTCTCCACTTCGATTCGCGGGACTCGCCGCTGGTAGCAAAGAACTACGAGGAACGCATCATATCTCGCTACGGTAAAGACTCAGCTATGTATCGCGCTAAAGTCCTCGGGTTGCCTATAACAGCTAGCGGGTCTGTCGTGGTGACTCCGCAGAAGTATGACGAGATCACAGCAGCAAATCGCCTTGCGTCGATAGGAAGCGTGACGCTTGCCGTTGACGTAGCTGGTAGCGGAGAAGACTACGCCGTGTTTTGTCACAGGGTAGGCAACTCGATAGTGCGCTGGGATGAAGTGCCGTTGTCTGATACGACGTTCCTTATAGACGAAACTGTACGTATATGGGAAAACTTATACAAAGCCAAAGACTTCAAGTGCATAGTCGATGCTAATGGAATAGGCGCAGGAGTCTATGACGGTCTTGCGAAGCTAAATTACTTCAAAACCATAGGTTATATAGGCCAAGAAAAAAGCACTTATCCGACAATGTATAAGAACAAGCGTGCAGAAGCATACTACACGCTACACAAAGAGTTCGAATACTTACACTTTCCGGTGAAGCCTCCAGAGCGGCTAAAGAAGGAACTCGTAAACACTCGCTTTGACTTCTCTGAAGGCCCCATCGCAGTCGAAGATAAGAAAAAGCTGAAAAAGCGTCTAGGTTTTTCACCAGACTATGCTGATGCGTTAGCACTCACGAGCATCGTGGGAAACTACACGCTCCAAACGATAAACCCAAAGATAAATGCTGGAAACAAAAATGCTCTGAACAGACTACTAAACCGCAAAAGGGGGCATAAATATGGGCGTTTTTCGAAATTTGTTTGCTAAGCAGGAAGCCCGCAGGAGACCGTATGCCACAAAACGTATCTACGGAACACTTGGCATAGACGAGTCACAGAAGGGCTTGCCTGATATGGAGTTCATGACTGAGCTCTCACCTCCAGAAGGGCTCACAAAGTATCGCGTCATGCGCTTAAATGATCCCATCATTGGCGGCCTTATATTGCAGATAGTAGGCGTGATGAAAAGGCTCCGCTGGACGCTAGACGGAGAAAACACCGGCTTCGTTATGTCTCAATTGAACAACCTCAAAGGTGGTGTAAGTGAGCTTGTAGGCGAAATCGCAGAAGGCTTCACCTACGGGTTTTACCTTGGAGAGCTCGTGTGGAACACCGACGGAGGTGACATAGTGCTAGTAGACATCGAGCCTCGCTATCAGCCTTCGCTCTATGCTATAGACCCCAATGGCTACGTAGAGCAGCGTACTACATCTGGAAACGCTAAAATCCCGTACACGAAATGCCTGCATCACGTTATCTTGAGCGAAAACAGGAATCCCTACGGGCTTTCGCCGCTGCGGCATCTCTATAAGCCATACTACTATAAGATCTCTATAGAAGCGGCAGAGAGTATAGGCGCAGACCGAGACTTGAGTGGCCTCCCGGTGCTCAAGGCGCCAGACGAATTTGACTTCACTGCGGCGGACACCGAGTCCCCACACTACGACGCAGACGTGGCAGCGACGCTCTCCTGGGCAATCGACTTGGTCTCGAATGTGCGGAAAGACGAGCAGCAAGGCGTAGTCCTTCCGGCGGGCTGGGAGCTATCACTAGTCCGCGGAGAAAACCGCTCCTCCCTTCCGACAACGGAGATCATCAACAGGTACAACACTGAGATGGCAATGGGCCTCCTGGAAGTTTTCCTGAGTATGGCGAGCAGCTCAAGCCGCGCTAACATGGAGATCTACCTAGGAAACTTTCTTACGGCATGTGATTCGTTCGCCTCTAGCATCGCAGCTAGCATAAACACGCAGGTTATCAAGCGCATATGCGAATACAACGGACTCGCTGCGGCACCAAGGATAACGTTTTCGCCTGCGCGTACTGCGAACCTTGAAAACTTAGCGTCATTTGTCGCGAGGCTAGTCAAGCAACACGTGATAACTCCATCTGATGGCTTAGAAAAGGCGCTGCTAGCGATAGCAGATTTACCACTCGACGAAGCGGGACGTCGAGACTTCCCCGACTAAGTTGCAATTTGCAACTTACTCACCTCCTTCTCCTCCAGATGGGCGCGTGGACCTCACCCAGCCACGCGCCCCTTCCTACTTCATAGGGCTTTCCTTCAAATCTCCCAACGGTTGACATCCTATCGTTTCTATTTAATATGAAATCAGAGTCATAGAGAATTTTTGCACAAACTATGTGCGGAGCAAAATGCCTTATCCAAATGAACATAGCTGACGCTTGCGCTCACCGAGGCTGTATGACCGCCTTCGGAGGAAAAACTGTGCACGCCGCTCAGGTGGAAAATGCTTGGACATCGTCTATGGCATCCGCGATGACAAGAGCGAAGAACAAGCATACCGCTACAAGACGGATGTGTGGAGCGAAAGTGCTGCACGTAGTCACTGTGCAAAGCACAATGGAACTTTTCACCCAGCATCAAAGGAGTCGATGATGGCTTATACTCACAACAGCAAAGTTTCAGGCGATGAGCCCACATGGAGCAGCGTCGACAAGACGGCACTGCCTCGTGAGGCCCATGCAGATATGGGTTTGCCAGACAAAAAGTCTACATGGCGCTACCCACATCACTGGATCAAAGGAGGAACGAAGAAGAATAAAGACGGCATCTGGACTGACGGGGAAATGCTGCTCCACAAGGGTGGATTAAACGCTGCATGGGCAGCAGCCAACGGTGCACGCTCCGGGAAGAAAGCACCGCCTGCCGTTATCGCCCACCTACGTGCCCATCGTGAGGCTACGGGCACAAAATCCAAGGTGATGAAAGCAATCTCGGACAGCCCGTGGTTCATCACCGAGGATAGTCTACAAACTATTCTAAGTGT